ACTGCTGGTCTAGACATGCCAAACAACTTGGCTATGCTACCCACAGCTCCTGCAGCTATCTGGGTGGCCTTGGCAAACGGAGCAATAGAAGGGATGCTTGTTAACATCCCACTAACTCTTGCTACGGTCGATGCGGGCCCAGAAACGGGATTATCCCCGTACTCATCACTCTGAGGAGTAATGGTAATGGGGTTGGCATTGGTAGGTATGGACATGTTAGGCTCTTCAACATACACAAACACACTCAGTGTAATAGCATCTGTTGCGCCATTAGCATTCTTCAATGCAGTCAAAGTCTGTATGCTAACCCTACCTAAATCAGACCACTGTGACTCAGGAACCTTCAATGCATTTTGCCAATGCACAAAAGGAACACACAAATCACCACCCTGACACTCTGTCGGGTTAATGTATATGTGTGGCCGCTGGCTAGCTGCAACATTGTCGCAATCGTAACCAACGGTCCTGGTCTGAGTGACCTCATCTTGGTCAGGTAACGGTGTATAGGAAGCCAAAAGCCTACCATAATAAAACCCATTACCATTGACCAAAAACTTGACACACAGTTTACTCCGAAACAAATTGAAATTCGCGATCCTGTTAACGTTCCTGCTCTGATTAAGGAACAGGCTCCAAGGGTCGAAAGTCTCAAAGAAAGGAGTGTTAGGGGTCCATGTATACTCTTTAATTAAAATGGGTCTACTCAAGAAATCCCCCAAACTTGCATCTGCCATGTCAGCGACACCCCTAGTTGGGTCGTCGGTGCTTCCAACTAAATAGTTGAAAGCAGGATTGTTATCCATAAACTCCACATTTTCCGATGTAGTCACCTTATTTCCTGAGGTGACAACAAAACTACTCTGTGGAGTAACACTGATAACTTGGCGTTTTTCGTCCGCAATGTTAATACTGTAAAGCTCAGACGATGGCATTACAATATGAGAATTACCTCTCTCAAAGGTGCTGGAATCTTGTCCAGCGCATAGGGCATTCATTTGACTGCGTGTGGGCCCCACCCACACCTTATAATTGTAAGTAATAAAATGGGTCATATGTTTTACATGTATGCGACCAACCACAAAGTGGAAGCAAAGCTAATCAAGCTAAGCAATTAACATAACCGATTAACGTCCGGCGACGAATCTGACAGTTTACACTATTAAAGGTGTGTCGGATACGATTTGATCCATCCCTTCGCCGTATAATTCGACTATTCTATCCTCCCACGCTCGGAAGTCGTAATCAGTGAAATAAGAGTCTAAGCCCTCACGAACCCCCTCACGTTTATCGCTGGTGCGATGAACTACGCAAAACTCTTTGACGAGACTGCGGAGTTGGGGCACGTACTCACCGTATACTATAGGCCCATGCTGCACTAGTTCTTGCAGCACGGACTTTACAAGCCCAGCGTAGTGTTCCACCAATGGTACCTTCCAAGTGCCCCAAGCAAGGGGCTTGAATATGGAATTCATGGCAAGTGGAGCTAGGACAAGGTCCTTGCCTCCAATGGTCTCATGAACGTGAATAGCCCTCTTGAGGAACTTAATCTCACGCTCAAATTCAGCAACTTCCAAAGACTTTTTCCAATCAGTGAGCACCATGCCTAGTTTCCCAGCATAGTAAACAGCCACTGACTGGCTAAACGCACAATCCTTCGCTACAGAAGAAATGACGTCGTCCCCAAAAGTGATGCAGGCAACCTCCTCGTAAAAGTCGGATGGACCACCCTGCATTTCGTGGTACTTCCCAGCCTGAGCCGGGTATAAGGTGTCATGTTGCCACATGCACCACATCTGGTTCCACAGCAGATGATTGACCAAACAATTGATAATTGTGGTCAAAGGGTTCCCAGAAGAATTGCTCCCTGAAAATCCAACCAACTTACCACCAAAATTGTAGGTGGGGTTGGCAAACTCCCAGGAAAGAGTCTTCATAGCGGCGCGGTCCTCGTTGGTATAACCAGACATATTTCTAGTCATGTCAATCAAGAGGTCAATGGCAGCCGCAATATGGTCACCGGGTGTGCG